GGAACAAGCTCTTGTCACTGCAAGTTTACTTATAGATGACAATTCTTGGATTGGTTCTGCTGTTAGTTCCTCACAAGCTTTGGCTTGGCCTCGTAAGAACGCTATATACAATGATTCTCGATTAGGGATGACCATTACTATAGCTGAAAACGAGGTTCCAAGTCGTGTTAAAGTCGCTATCTACGAACAAGCACTACACTTAATTGATAACGAAGATTTACTAATGGGTACTACTCAAACTTTTGAGAGTATTTCTGTTGGGTCAATCTCTATATCAGATAGTAATGGTGATGTTACACGCACTCCAATTAAGTCAACACAAGCAACAAAGTCTATTAGACCTTTACTAGTTAAAGGCTCAGTGGGACAAGGTTCAGGTTGGTGGAGGGCGAATTAATGTCACTCAAAGCTAAAGTTAGCGCGGCAGTAGATAAGGCTTTTGCGGCTATCGGAGACTTAGCGGTCTCTGCTACTTTATCAAATAAAAACGCAAGTAGTTATGACTTTGCCACAGGGCAAGCAGTAGCTACTACAACTAGTAAAACAGTTAAAGTATTTCTAGAAACAACCGATAAATCTTCTGACGGAGCCTTTCAATCGAAAGCCTTGATGAAGTCTAACGTTGTTGTTGACGGTTATGATACTATAACAATAGGTACTTCAGTATACAGTATAACAGACTTCCAAGACGACGGTTTTGTAATAACATTGCAGTTGACAAAGGAGAAATTATAATGTATGACTTAATACTTAGAGATGTTGAAACGGTATTCGGCTCATCTTTGTGGACAACAAACAATATTAAGACTTATCCTATGAATTACTTAGGAAATAAGGCCTCTAATACTGAGTATGTCTTGATGAACGTATTACCTTCTAGTAGTAAAAACTATGCGTATGGGGTAAAGAAAGAGACTACTGGTCTCGTAGCTGTAAAAATATTCGTCAAGGCTGGTGACGGTCAGGGAAGACTAATGGCAATAGCTAACTTACTTGACACCATCCTAGACAATAAAACACTACCTAACGGTACAAAGCTAGGAACATCATATTTAACAGTGGAAGGGTTAGACCCTTCGAACAAAGCGCTTTATAGCGCATCTTACATAATCCCATTTACACATTACGGAGAATAACAAATGGCACATATTTCATCATTAGGTGCGGGTATCTTTACATACCTAGACATCTTCAAAGGCACAATCCCTGCTAATACTGATACAGTTGCAGAGTGCGCGGCTTTATTCGTTGGTACAACACCAGGAACAGCAGACGCAGACCACGTTCGTATGCCTTCAGTACGCGAATTCCCATCAATCGGTACACCTGCAAACATCGTAAACGTTCCAGTTTATGGTCAGAAGACATCTTCACAGGTTCAAGGTCAAGCAGATGCTCCTACTTTAGAAGTAACTGTAAACTACGTACCTTCAGACATGGAAGCGCTTCACGACTTAATCGGTACTAACGCGGTATTCCGTTTTATGATGGCGGCTCAAGCTGTTACAGAAAACGAAGCCGCAGATACAACTTTAGCAGTAGACAACACAGAGTTCTATTTCTTAGGTAAAATCGAAGCTATATTGGTTAACCCTGCATTAACAGACGCAAACACTGCAACTGTTACTTTGTCAGCACAATCAGATTTCTTTGGTCCTGCTACACTAGCGGCGGCTTAATAGAATTAGGGGGTTCTCTTCGGAGAGCCTCCACCACAAAAGGTAGAAAAATGGATAAACCATTCAGTAAAGCTTTTGTCATGAGAACGACATTCCGTCACATGCGCAGAAGTGTCGATATAAGTATTAGAAAATCATTTGAAAGATTTAAGGACTTTGATAACGAGTCAACTACAGGTCGTGAGATTATGGAGACATTAAGCGTCCTGCATACAGTACGAAAGCTGTTAGATGACTTTCAAGCAAACAATCCAGAACTATTTTCAGAAAAAGATAAATTAAATTAAAGGAATAAAACAATGAAACATCTCGTTGGTAAATCAATAACAGAAAAAGTCCCTTTTATGGGCGACGAAGTAGAAGTTAAGAAAATGACTGTAGGCGAAATATTAGAACTACAAAAAGTCATAGCTAAAGTAGGTGACAGTGATGACGCTACTAAGCAAATCGGACTCCTTCGTGACATAATTAAAGTAGCAGTATTAGGTGCTGACGAATTGTCAGACGCAGACTTCGATACATTCCCTATCGAAGAATTAAATAAACTATCAACTAAAGTCATGGAGTTATCTGGCCTTGGTGGTGGAACTGAGGGAAACTAAGTCAATCTGAAGAGACTATTTTTGAGATAGCATATGAGTTAAAGATGCCTGTATATAAGTTAAAAGAAGAAATGCCTTACACAGAACTACTCAAGTGGGTTGGCTACTTTAAGAAAAGACCTGTTGGTTACAGAGAAGACCAGAGAGCATATCTGGGATTACAAGCACAAGGTTTTAAAGGCAAAGCAGAAGATGTCTTTGCTACACTTAAGCAAATGAAAGATAACATTCCAGCTGACGTTAAAGCACTACCTAAAGGCAAGTTCCTCGAAATGATGATGCAAGCTAAAGATGGTGATGATGCGGGTTGGACCGCACCTTGGATGAACAATGACAAAAAATAGTTTAGTCTCTTTAGAGATAATTAACTTCAAGCAAGAGATAGAACGTATTGAGCGTGAAGTCAAAGAACTTGCAAACGAAGAAATAGAAGAATTAATACATTATGGAACAGAACAACTTAAAGTAGTAACACCTGTAGATAAGGGTAGAGCTAGACTGGGTTGGTTTGATGAAATAGAAAGAAACAGATATGGCGGCTTTACGGGTGGCTCTATCATAAATGAAGTACCATACATTGGTAGACTTAATACCGGACACAGCCAACAGGCCCCTAAGTACTTCATAGAACAAACACTAGTTAAAATCGGCATTATTACCCCAAGCTGATTAATATATTATGCCCTCGATGGCTTCTCCGAAATGCGAGAAACTTATCGGGGGCTTTTTTTATTAAGGAGACACACATATGAGCGGTGTAAAGATTAGGGTAAGAGCTGATGCGGCTCAAGCCACAAGAGAAATGGGGAAATTAGAAAGAAGTATCGTAAGCCTTGACAAGAGAGCTTCTGCTGTTTCTAATACTTTCCGCAACCTAGCAATAGGATTAACAGCGGCGTTTACTGGTGGTGCTTTAACTAAAGGTATAACACGTAACGCTGATGCTATGACTAATCTAGGCAACAGGGTAAAACTTGTTACTAAAGACATAAAAACAACAAATGCTACAATGAATGAACTATTCAAGATAGCAGAACGTTCTCGTGGTTCCATTGATGGTGCCGCAGAGACATTTAACAGATTTGGTTTGGCTCTTAAAGACTCAAACAAACCTGTTGCAGAATTATTAAAAGTAACTGAAGCAGTTCAAAAAGCGGCTACAATCTCTGGTGCCGGTGCACAGTCAGCTAATGCGGCTATAATCCAGTTAGGTCAGGGCTTAGCCTCTGGTCAGTTACGTGGACAAGAACTTAACTCAGTTCTAGAACAGATGCCAAGGCTAGCAGAAGCTATTGCTGATGGTATGGGCATACCGTTTGGTAAGCTACGTGAAGAAGCTATGGCAGGGAAGATTACTGCTGAAGCTGTTTACAAGGCTATACTTGAGGGTGCGGCTGAGATAGACTCAGAGTTTAACACTCTTGATGCTACAGTAAGCGGTCTAGCTACAGTATTCGGTAACGAATGGACTAGAGCTATTGCTAACTTAGACACGGCTGTAGGCACCTCTCGCGGTATCACAGACGGTATTAAAATAGCTACTGAAGCGGTTAAGTTCTTTGGTGAGAATATTATTGGCTTCTCTGTATTATTGAGTGGTGAGTTCTTATTAGCAAAGATTAGAATTAAAAGAATAGCATCAGACATTGGTGGCTTTATCAAAGGCATCTTTACAGGTGATGTATCCGGCACTGATGCGGCAGATAAAATAGTTATGGCTTATGAAAGTGCGAAAAAGAAGATTAAGAGTGGTGGTAAAATTGCTATAGACTTTACTGTTGAGAAGTTAGACTTACTCAAAGGTATGCTTCCAAGCATGGATACAGCTAAATCTACTATTTCTGCTTTTACTACTTTCATCTCTGACTTGTTTAAAGACTTGTGGAAAGCTGTAGTTGGTGATTCTTATTGGACAGGAATTTTTGACCCTGCTCACATGGAACCCGGACAGAGTTTAGCTATTGGTAGTAGCATAAGAAAGTTCTTAGATAGTCCTCTAAGTGAACTTAAATCTTGGGGTACAGCACTAATAACCTTCTTTGATGGTCTTAGCTTTGACGTATACGACAAGTGGCAACAGACAGTTACTTCTATAGATGAAGTTGGTTTCAGAAAAACTTTAGAGAAAGAACTTAAAGCAGTTGAGTTTAATACAACAGGTATTGTCGGTTGGTTTGAGAACATGTCTTTTGAAGTTTATGACGCTTGGCAACAGCTTACAACAAGTATCAACACAATAGGATTAACGCCTACTCTAAAGATAGAGGGCGAAAAACTATGGGTTAGTTCTTTAAGAAGCATGGGAACAGCTTATGACACGTTTAACGAGACACTAACAACAGCAACCGGTTCTGATGAACTTGTACTTCCTACAGCAGAACAACAAGCAATAAGCTTTGATGCTAACCTTAAGAAAATAAATACTGCTTATATCAATACAAAAGATTTACTTTCTAAGTCAATACAGTTCTCAGCCTTTAGTGGCTTGAGTGATATATTCGAGAAAGACTTAAAAGAAGAATTTGAAAAGATTAACAAGTTCTTGAGGTCCTCTGCAGAAGCCACTGCGGCAACTTTCTCTATAATTCTAGGTGTTGCTTTTAACAAGAAGATACGTGGTTTTGTATTTAAGTACGGAATTAAGGGTGGAATAATATCAGCTATAGGTTTACTAGGTCACGATGAAGAATTCATTAAGTCCGTTAAGAACATAGCAACAGGTTTTGGTGAAATACTTGCTAAAGCGTTTTCAGAAGACGGAGACTTGGTTAGCAAAATCTTAGAAGGCTTACTTAACGTAGCGAGCGCTATTAGTGAAGGTCTTATAGCAGGATTGTTTCCTGAAGGCTTTGAAGATGATGTAAGTGCGGACTTAGCTCAGAAGCTTGGAACAGGGATAACACTAGCCGCAGGAGCGCTTATAATAAGCTCTAAAGCTAGAGCAGGTGTTTTACTTGTTGGTAAGAAACTATTTGGTGGATTGCTTGATGGTTTTAAATCTAGAAGCGACAAAGAAATACAAGCGGCTACTAACAAAAGCATAAGTAAATCTAAAGTAGGAATGACATCTAAGAGATTAGGCGGTAGAATACAAACTGGTCTACGTGCTGGATTTGGTTTAGCACTTGGCTCAAGACTACAAACTAAAATCTCTAGCTCACTAAATGGTATTAAGACCGGTGGTGGCAGTAAGATTGGAAACAGTGTTAACAAGCTTGGCGATAAAATCGGTACAGTTATGTCTGGCAAGGTTGGTTCAGCGATTAAGACAGTAGGTAGCAATGCCGCTGGTGGCGCATTAGCAGGACTATCAACTAAGTTTACAGTAGACGCTCTTGTTGATGATGACGCTCTAGGTGGCCTCGGAGAGATAGTAGATGGTGCTGTAGCTGGTGGAGCATTAGCGGCAAGACTAACAGAAGGCTTTAGCCCTATTGTTCAAATAGGTGCTACATTTGTTGGTATTGTAGTTGGTGGTTTATTAGACTTATGGAACAACCCAGAGCTATTAGCTAAAGTTAAGAAGTTTGCTAAAGACTTCGGTAAGAAAGTTTTAGACACTTTCCTTAATCTTCCGACAATAGTTGGAACAGCAATGATAGAAGGCTTTATGACAGCGTATGATTGGCTAAAATCAAAGTTAATGGACTTAGGAAAAGATTTTGTTGCTAAGTTTATTAAGGGTGACGGCGTAGGAAGCACAGACAAGAATAGTCAGCTTAACCAATTCCCCGGAGAAACAAAGCAACAAACAGCTTTAAGACTAGCTACTCTTGGCGCTACAAAAGAACTTACAAAAGCTTTGCTTAAGAAAACAATTAATGTTAACCAAGCTAAACCGGGAGTTCAAGGATTCTCTGTTGGTGGTCCAGTTAATGGCCCGGGTACAGGAACCTCAGACGACATCCCTGCGATGTTATCAGATGGTGAATTTGTTATGAAGCAATCAGCTGTACAGAAGTTCGGTTCAGGCTTTATGGGTGCTATTAATAATGGTATCATG